CTGCTATAGCTGTACCATCTGATACATCTACAACTGAACCAGTATTTGATAGAACAGTAACATGACTAGTTGTTGGTGTATTTGTATCTTTTACAATAATAACATCACGAACACTAAGCATATTAGCTGCACTATTAAAATAACCAGAAGTATTTACAGTACCAATAGCGTCTGTTGTTGAATATTGCCAAAGATTACCATTTGAATCACCAGCTAATCTTGAAAGTCCACTTGCTGAATAAGCCATTAATCAACCTCCTATGAATTATTATCTCTGACTTCATAAACACCATTGTCATCAATAACAACAGCACCCATGCTCATCATAGATGTGGTTAAATGTGCAGCTCTTTCTGCTACATAATTTAACTCAGTAGAAACATCAGCACCAATACCTAAGCCAACAGCTGAAGTATGATAGGCAATATTTTTACCAGCAGTTACTGCTGATGTAGAAAAAATACTGAAACCTAAAAATTGTTTCATTGTCATTCCACCAGCATAAGGTAGATTCTGTTCACCAACAAAATCTGAACTTGCAAACTCATTTATGAGAAATAAATCTGCAAAACCTTTTGGATGCATAGCTAAATATCTTCCACCATCTTCTGGAATATTTGCTGAACCAAAAGTTTCAAACAATGAAAGTAAATCAGCTTTTTCTAATGCACTACTTGTATCATGAATAGCAGAGCTATTAGCTCCAGCATCCATAGCATCATACAATATTTCATCTGTTTTACGACCAAGAGCAGCAGCTGCACTTTTTGCAACAGCTTGTCTTTCGTCAATGTTTGTTTTTAACTCATCCAACTTATCAATATACTCTGATGCATAAAAATCAGACATAGTAGCTTCGACAGTTGTATGTGCTAGTTCCATTGGAGTAACAAGTCCATTTCTAGACTTGGTACTTGCTGAGCCAGTCCCAATTTTCTGAAAACGTACAACATTACCAGATACATTGGAAACAGTACGAACCGTATTTCTTAGCTTTGATCCCATTCTTTGATAAGCTAAGTGTACTTCAGATTCAAACTGTTTTATAAAGGCTGTAGAAATTGTGTTTGCCATTTTGCAACACTCCCTTATAAAGTTTCACCATTGATACAAAGTTATCTGAGTAGATCACCTCATAGCAATTGTCCTTTACAGGGTCGCTCAGTGCATTACAGGCTTCGATATTTCATTATAAATATTATTTTTTTTAAAATTGCAACGAAAAAATTCAATAAATTCATAATCATTTATAATATGTGTATCTCCAAACATAAAACCATTCATCTCTAACCACTTGATTGTCATAGTATTTTCAACTGGAATGATGTTATGAATCCTAAAATAATGGGCTTGTAAATAATCAAACATCCAACCAGAATGTTTAGCAATCATACGTTTACACTTAGTTATATTTTCTGTTGATAACATCCATAAACGAGCAAAATCCTCTCTATATGATTCCATTGTACCTATCATTGATACTGGTTCGTTATCATGAATAAGAGTATATGTCATTGATTTTGAAGATGTAAAAGGAAAAACCAAAGCATATCTTGGCTTTACTTCAAGTCTTTCTAACTCAATTAAATCTTGTTTTCTTAGTTTATCAGATAAATAATCAACATGATCTAATGTAGTTTTTACTAGTTTTGTTTGTCCATCCTCTTTAATCAGGGTAGAGTTTTGCATATGCTTCATTGACTTGTCTAATTAAATTTGCATCTCTCTTAGCTGGATTATGATATCTTTCATCTTGCATCATTTGATGTATCATATCTTCATCCAACTTGTTAGCTGACTCTGAATCAATAGATTGATTACCTTTTAGATTTTCCATAATCATTTCCATTGCTTCTATACCTTCAGAACTTTCAGCTAATCTTACAACTGCTGGCATTAAGTTCTCTGGAAAAAACTTATTAGCCCATAATTCAACTGCTTGTACACGCTCTTGTCCATTGTCACCTAGCTTTTGCATTTCATCATCTATAGATACTTGCTCACCAAGATATTCTTTTTTAAATATTTCAATACCATCATTAAATTCTTCTTGGCTTAAACCATTATCCCAAGAAAATTTAGACCACCAGCCTAATAATTTATTATCAGCACCTAATGCTTTATCAATAGACTCTGGTAATTCATAGTCATCTGCTGTTTTTGGTCTATCTTCAAATGCTTTTTCTTGTAACTCTGCATCCCATGTTGCTCGTAAATCTTCTTCTTTCTGATGAAATTTTTTCTCAAGATTAGAGTAAGATTCTGCAAAAGCTTCTGGTGTTTTAAACTTTTCTGGTAACCATTCTGGTCTTACTATTTGATCTTCTGCCGTTACAAAATCTTTTTCTTCTGTAACTGGTGTTTCTTCTGTGGCTTCTGTTTGTGGTTCTGTTGCTTTAATTAATGATTCTTCAGACATTTGTTCTTACCTTTTCTCCGTGATTCATTCTTCTTGTAATTAAACCAATAATATATCTTTGTCCTTCTAAATGACGTAATTCACCATCTGATATATTTGGTCCAGCTACAGAATCAAGAGTTAAACTTCTTAAATAACCCAATGTTTGTTTACCAGATGGTGTTGAAAATGTTGCTAATATATTTTTACTTATTATTTCATCATCTTCTTTTTTTCTTTGTAATCCATCAACTCCAATATTTTTATTGTTCGACAACTTGCTCTCCTCCTTGTTGTTGCATTTGTTGCATTTGTTGTGCTTGTTGCATTAAACGAATAAGCTCTTGTCTTTCACTAGAATCTCTTATTAAACTATCAGGTACATTAAACTTCTTAGCTAAGTGGCTGGCTACTTCCTCACCACTTACTAATAAGTTCATAACTTCTGGACCAAAACTCTGTTGAACAAGTTGCATCCATTGTGCAGTATTATTAATATCTTGCTTTGCTTGTCCTTGACTCAATGGAGATACAGATCGAACCTTTACTTGTCTACCATTTACAGTAGGTATTTCTATTCTTCCTTGTTTTTTAAGAATATAAATTACTCTCTGTAAAACTGGTTGGACAAGCTCTGATTGTAATCTACCAAAAGCTGAACCAATCTGCCTAGATAAATCAGCCATACGTTCTGCTATCTCAGTAGCAGTAGCTGGTGTTTTATTTGGATCACCAAGCATTTCATTATACAAAGCTCTTTTAATATTTAATCTCATATCAGATAAAATAAATTGGCTAACATCAAAACTCCCTGCTGCTCTTATTGGTTGCAATCCAGCAGAGTTTGGTGCTTTAGGTATAACTGTACCAGGGACAAGATTGATTGTATCTGGATTAATTATACCATCATCATCAAGCTGATATATGCCAGAGATTGCCATTTGTGCATTCTCTAATACTAATTGAACTGTAAGATTTGTAGTCTTAATAGCACTCAAAGCATTCATAAGTGGACCGCGACCATAAATTTCACCACTACATTTAGACCAGCGAAAGCAAACAAAAGGATTGGAACCTACACCTTTGAAAGAATCAGAACGTATTATCTTCTTATCATTCAATTCAATAATAAAAGATAAATAAGCATCTTCATTAACTTTTGTATAATCTTTACAAACAATCTCAAGTATTGTTGTTTTAACATCTGGACTATTTAATATCATGTTTTGACACTTAGCATCAAATACACCATCTGGATAAAGTATAGGTAAATCAGAATATCTTACTTTTCTCTCACGAAAAATATGATCTATCTTATCATCTGGTCCAGTATCTAATACAACATGGGGTAAAGGGATCGCTGAAAAGTTTATAGGATAAATAGCATTACCCTCTGCAACATGAAGAACACCAGTGCCTACTGCCAAGTCCATAAAAGACTCATGAACTTCCTGACCAAAGTTTGAGTTCTGTAATACTTCAAATACATAATCAGTTACTTCATCAAGATCATTATTTACTTCCTCTCTTTGTTCTTTGGGAACTTCTGATCCAGCAACAAAGTCAGCCCATCTAGCAAAGTTAGGAACTAAACCAGCTTGTAATCTTGATGCAAACTCTTGTACACCTACAACAGCTGTTTCATCAAATATCTTTTCATCTCTACGTTGTCCAATAGACTCAGTATAAAAAGATTCTCTTTGTGGCATAGAGTATTCATAGCATTCTTCAAACAAAGGAATGAAACTTTCTCTATGAGTTTTAGCTTTTTCGTATTTTTCAATATAACTTTTTGCTATTTTATCATGCATATTATTTACCTATATTTAGAGTAAAAGCCAATTCCTCCACCTTGACCAGTAAATAAAGAACCTCTCCCACTTCTCTTTCTTCTTCGTAAAACTGTTCCTTCTGCTCTTTTATTAATTGTATCTTGCTTTACCATGTCACTAGCAAACTCTCCAGAAAAAGGATTGGCATCACTTTGAGTAGACATTGATGTCATTGTAGGAGATGAACTTGCAACCAAAGGTTTGTTTGCAGCAACACTAGATTGTATTGCAGACTCTTTCATTTCTGTTGTTTTAGCATCAGCCTTTGCTTTATCAGCTTCTTGTTGAGCTTGGATACTTGGATCAATTTGTGTAGCTTGAGAACTACCACCACCAGCAAAACACATTGTTACCTCCTACATTCTCGCCCAAAAATTACTAGAGCGTCTAATTGTTGTTTTTCTAAATATGTCATACTCTCTTTTAGCATTAAACGAAGATAGGGGTTTTTGTCCAGAAATTAATTGTCTACCTTCTCCAGCACCTAACATTAGATACTGTAATGCATCATGTATATGTGAATACATATTCTTTTCTGGTTTATCATCAAATCGCTCTCCTGATACTTGCATACGTCTATAGCAGTACCCACCTTGAAAACCTTTTATCAAAGAAGGACAACGCCTATCAATTAAGAAAGCTGGTTGACCATCTGCCATCTTGGTAAGCTGAGAAGCTACAGATTCTAACCTAAGATCAACACTATTCGAAGGAGCTGGTGTAGCTCTAAGACCAGCACCACGTAATATTTGAAATGGAGTTGATTCATCTGTTTGCGCTCTAAAGTCACCAGCTGGATCACCAAATATATTTACATCTAAACCAGAGAAACGTGTAGCTATCTCTTGTCGTAATAGTTCTGCAAACCGAACAATACCCATATCAATCGCTACAATCTCTGATTGTATTAACCAGCGACCTCTAACTTTCTGACCAAAGACAGCAGCCGGAGTAAGTCCAAAGTCAATTCCAATATATAAAGGAACACCAATAGCAATAGGTATTTCTTCATCAGCAATATGCGTTTCACTCACAAACTGAGGATAAACAGGTTTACCTTCCTGTATTGATCCTAATCTATTCATAACATATACATCTATCCAGCTTTTAGTTTTACCTCTTATAAGATTCTCATAATAGGAATCTAATATATTTATTTTATTCTCAGCTTTATTATTATTTGAATAACTATTCACATCACCTTTATCATCCAGCTTTTCTACCATAGCTGGTGGTTGAATATAGAAAGACCAGTTATCAGGCTTGATTAACATCTTTGCTTGTTCTTTTGGAATATGATCTGGTATCGGAACCTCACCAGCCATGATCGCCCACCAATGATCTTCTTCTGGAGCATTCGTATCTGCTATCACACCAGACCAACTTGGACCACCCTCACGCATAGAGGGATAACGACCAACACGCATGGTACAAGCATCAATAATACTCTTAGGTACTTCTCTTGCTTCGTTAATCCAGATACCAGTTAATTCCAAAGAAAGAAGTTTTTTTACATCCTCTGGTCTATCTAAAGCAAGGAAAAGAACCTCAATATCCAAATCACCTTTATGGATATGATGAGTGTATGGAACAGACCAATGGAACTTTCCCCATGTGTTTTCTGGAAACCAATCTAACCAAGTTTTAATTGTGGTTGTTCTTAACTGTGGGTTTGTGTTTCTTATGATAGCCCATCTGCTTTTTCGTATGCCATCATTGTTTTTCTTTTGTTCAAGACTTCTTCGAAATACCTCAACACAACAAGCAACGGATTTACCAGAACCAACTGGTCCACGTATTCCACGAAAAAAACTTTTACCTTTCATAAATGTTCTTAATACATCACCATCTGGTTTATATGTAAATTCTGTCATTCTCTCTCTCTATAATTTATCTATTTTAAAATCCACACCAGTTTTGATTAGCTTCTCAATAACCTCTGGAACTATGGTTGCGATAAGCTTATCTGCTTCATAATCTGTACAGAACTGTTTAGGATGATATTTCAAATGTACTGTCTTAACAACGTGTCGAAGTATTCTACGTTCTTCTTGATTAAGTTTATGTGTAAAACTCATTTCTTTTTAGTACGTCTAGTACGTTCAGTACGTTGTGGTTTAGGTTTTGGTGGAGTTGGCTTAGCCTTCCTCGAAGGCAACCAAAAAAATAATATTTTAAATAACATACTCATGTTCGATACTTCCTCACTTTCTTAGCAATATTCTTAGGTTGTTTTACAAACTGTTTACCAGCTCTATTACCTTTCGCCTTTGCTCTATTTGTTGCAGCTTTCTCTGATGCACTCAAACTTTTCCAAGCTGCATCTGGTAAATATCTTTTCTTTCCTTTAGATGGAGAACCATCAGATGTTCTCCACTTTTGTTTACCCCAGTTAAATAATGATTTCTGTGGTGCTTTCATTTTATCTTTTTCTTTCGATAACCTTGACCAATAAGATCACCTACACTTGGATAACCAGTTTTAGCTGGTCTAGTATTAAAATTTGGAGATACACGTATTGTATAATCTATAGATTTTTTATGATCCCAACCTACACTTCTTCCCCAGTTATAAACATCAACATCATCACTATCAAAACCAAGCCTTCTTATTTCAATAGCTTCCTCTGCTATACCAGCAAATTCAGTTCCAAGCTTTGGAAAGTCAGTAACAATTCTTGCTTTAACTTCTTCTGGAGTAAGTTTCAAGTTCCAACTTCCTTCTGTGCTTTCTTATGTGCTTTTGTAAATGACAAACCTTTTCTCATAGCAATACGCATCATCTTCATATGTTTTGATGTATGATGCTTTGAATGTTTTTTTAAAGTATCTTCTTGCCGTTTAGTTAGTTTTATCATTTGTAACCTCCACCTTTTGCTTTATACATTCTAGCTAACATCTGTGCTTTTCTTGCTGACCATTGACCTGGTCTGCCACCTTTACCACCAGCTTTGATTCTGTTAAATAAACTCTTTCTCATTGAAGGTTTGGTATAATTACCAGCTGCGTTTACTGCCATAATAAAATCCTACTCTAATCATATAATTTTTTATGATCTGTTCGATAATCTGGTAATGCTCTTATGTACATTAATACATCTTTTTGATCCATAGTTAAAAAACGAGCTCTTTCTTTTCCTGTAAAAATCATTCCAAGAGCAGATGTTGCATCAAAACCTCTCCTCATAAAACTTTTAAAACGCCTTCTTTCTGGCATAGTTAAAGCTCTTAATTCTGCTACTTCAGTGCTTCCATCTTTATTTTTATTTTCTTTTGCTTTTTTTATTGCAGCAACTTGTCTAGGTGTTTTCTTTACCATTATGCTTTATTCCTTTTACTAATTGCTTTTGCTTTGGCTCTAGCATCTGCTTTTGAACTAGCACCCCAAGCTCTCAAACTAAGAAGAAGTCTGGTAGGCTTTCCCTTAGAATCTCTTTCTGGACCACGCATCCCACCCATCCTTGCTAAGAAAGAAGCACGTCTAGGATTATCACCACTCTTAACTGGTGGCTTAAGAGTACCTTTCTTATAGCTTGCTCTGCCTTTAGCATTCAAACCACCTCTAGGATTCTTACCTTCTTTTCTTTGCCAAGCTGGAGTTTTAGCCATAGTCACCTCACATTCAACAATAACCATAAATATTTTAACGAGCTTTTCAAGAAAAAAATGTTAGTGAAGTATCCATTGTAGGGTGGGGTATGCTAGTTTTCCTCCCCCCCTACACCTGTACTATCCTAGGTCGATAGACACTTTTATGTCACCAGCGTGTAGATGCATATGCTTGTCTGGTGCTTTATATCCAGCTCTATCCAGTATATCTTTACTAGCTTCTAGTTGCACATACTCACTCTTAGCTGATTCACTTAGTTGCATGAGTCTTATACTAGCTTTCGTAGCATTCAATCCTATACTATTCATGACTAATGATTGCATATATTGTTGTACCTTGTGTGTACGTAATGCCTTGCTAGCACTAACTCTACCGCTATCTCCCTTTGCGTATCCAGCTATTTGTGATGCTTCGGTTATGGTACATCCAGTTGCTACTAATGTATCTACTAATAATATCTGTCTTGGTGTTAGTTCTTTTGTTAGTTCGTTCATAATTTATTCTCCTATTGATGTTTTATTTAGATCATTATCAACTAGTTATTGTCAAGAGCATATTTATCCTGTTGGGCGATTTAACAGGCTGTCGTGAATCAAGCCACTTCATGTCTTGACCCTGCAGTCGCTTCGCTTTGTGCGACGGGCTTCCATCCTTATCGCTAGATGATTTGTTCAAATACGATCTTGTGGAGTGCTTCCAACATCTTGGCTGAATTGCGCGGAATCCAGCCAGAGAAGATGAAAGCACGCTTTATTAATATTTGAAATACATCATATATTGAACATCAAAACTACGTAATGATGTACTATAAATTTGACTTATTATAAAATGAGCGCCATGCGATATGGTATCATACGAATGATGACTGTTAGAGCAACGTATATGTAAACAACAAAATCACATGGTAAGGTAGTCACGTGGCTCAACTATGGCTAATTGTTTCTAAAGAAACAACCAAAGCTCCTAACGAAACTTTGGATTTACATTGCACACAAACCCAACGGTGTTATTGCTACATTATTGTCGCACGTCATGCTTCGGTGCAACAAAATGTAGTCAATTTTTCTTGTTGACAGACACGTCACTCCAAAGTCAAAGAACCGATAGTCGCAGGACTATTTTCTACTAAGTATGTAGGATGGTCTAACGACTAGAGTATAGGACTAACGTATAGCATAAATGGTCACTATGCATACAGTTCTATACTCTGACCACGCGTAAACATATAGTTAACAAAAGGAGATATATTATGACTATATTCAATAAAGAACTAACTAAAGTATGTGCTGAACTAACAAATACAACACACTACTATATGCTAAATACTATGGCATATAATATACACAAGAAGCTTCACGAAAGAAATGAAGGTACTCGAACTGGAATTGATGGTGTAGTAAAGAATGCAGTAACTGGTCTTATTCACTATGTAGAAAGACTAAATGGTACAGTTGAATACTGGTCTGGTAAGATAGCTACACTAGATCAAAAGATAGCTAGTGAATTAAAAGTAACTAATGGTGTAATACATAATGATGACCGAATATTACGAAATGATAACGGTGATCCAATGTATGGTGAAAGCTTAACTCAAATGATGAATGAGCATGAAGATGCAACTGATTCAAGAGAACTAGCAGAGCTAAGAATTGTTGATGCAAAAGCAGAGATTGATGCAATGCAAAAACTATACAATGCTATCGTACTAGACATGGATAGAGTAGCTCGTTTATGTAACACAGCAGGTATTGATACAGTAAAGATTGGTACTCGACCAGAGTTCAAGAACACAACTGGTATACAATGGGCTAAACCAAAAGCACCAGAAAAAGAGAGAGCAAACATCAAAGACAGAGTTGCTCAATTCCTAGCTAAGAAAGGAGTAGAAACAGCAGAATCTAAATAATTAATCACTAACATGGGTGGGTGTAACAGCCCACTCATACAACAAATGGAGAATAAAATGGTAGGACTAAATAATTATATAAAAGAAGATTATGATAATGTGCAAAAATTAATAGATACAATTATAGGTATTAAGAATTGTCATAGAAGATTATTAGAAGATACTCAAAAGAAATGGTATGATGATACTGATCCATATGACCCAGACTTCAAAATAGAAATGAACTATAACGATTGGTTATATATGAATGCAAGAATGAAAAATCTGTATGACCAATTTGTAGAACTATTAGAAGATATAGAATTAGAAGGCTTCAAACCAACTGATGTAAATGACTATACTAGTAAAGAATTGAAAGGAGAATATAGCAGATGGGGATGTTAACTAATAAATGGTATGGGCTAGCTAATATATGTGCTGGCTTCTTATTCATATGGATATTCATGTGGCTAGATAATTGGTTGGCTACAATATTCATGCTCAACTCAATGATATGGGTTATATTCGGATGGATAATATTAGATGAAGCATTAATGGAGAGATCAATTGATAAAAGAAATAGTAAAAGGCTTAATCGTATTCGTAATAATAATCGTATGGGTAAGTCTTGCATAAAATATAAGTAATCATTGTAGTAGTCGTGAGCTAAAAAACACGGCTACTACTACAAACTTCAAGTCGGCCTGGAGGTTTCAGAGGTTGTGGCAAAAACTTCAAAACAAATCAGACAACTGAATTTCAAATTGCACAGATTTTTTTATGTGCTAACATTATATTTTACAAAGGAGAGAAAGACATGAACAAAAATCAACAAAAATATATACCAGAAATTGTAAAAGAATTTACAAACTTATTCGATCATCCACTTGATGCAGAAAAGTTTTTGGACAAACTCAAAGACTCAAAGTTTCAAACTGCAATCAGATATTATGCAAGCTACTACAATTCACATGAAGGTGCCGTAATCGAAATGATAAACAAACTAACAATTGATAGTATTGAAAGTAAAATGTTGTGTAAAGAATACAAAGATAAACAAGATGCTCAAAGACTCAATGAGGATATTAATCTAGACAAGATCATGGCTCATGCTATGCCAGGATACAAAACATGGGAGAACAACAATGGGTAGAGTGAAAGATACTTTATTACATGATGAAGCTATGAATACATGGTGGCTCATAGAATCAAAAATCAAGAATGCTTCACACGTGGAAGAACTAAGTATGATAGTATCATATGCAATCAACGAAGGAAAAAAGAATCCTACGCTTGGTTCAATAAACTACATTGCAGATCATATCAATGAACTGTGGAATGAAATACATAACCAACAAGGAGTATAGTTATGAAATTATTTACTGACGATATAATCAAAAAACTAAAATCAAATGCAAAGCTAGGTGACGTACCACTAGCTAAAGCAAAACCAGTATGCAAATTCTTTGCACCACATGGAAGCTGGACTTGGTATCCATTCTCTATGGATGAAGATGGATATTGTTTTGGCTTAGTAATTGGAAATGAAATAGAATACGGTATGTTTCATAGATCAGAACTTGAAGAATATATTGGTCCAATGGGACTACGTATTGAACGTGATTTATATTGGTCAGCAGAAATGTATGAACTTATATCTGCACATCATAGAAATATGTTGGTAGGATAATACAATGAAGATGACATTAATGGATTATATACAAGCTGATATAGATGCAGAGCTACATGAATATACTAAACATGAAAGAGATATCAATTGGAAGCTGGACTTGAGTGGTAAATTTTATGAAGGTATGCTAGCTGGCAGACATGAATTTGCTGAACAACTATCAGATTTAATTAACAAATGGAGAATCAAACATGGCAAAAGAAAATAATCATTTTAAAAACTGGATAGAGTTTCATAAGAACAATCCACATATATACCCTGAGTTTGAAAAAAGAATACTAAACTATTCACGGTATGTAGATCGTGGACTCAATGCACGTTTTGTCTTTGAACAAATGCGACTGGATTATCGTATCAAAACAGTCAACAACAAAGGTGAAAAGCTTGAGCCATACAAGATGCCAAACGAAATGATGACCTACTACTCAAGGTATTTTGTACACAATCACCCAGCGAAGGATGGTTTGTTTGTCCATAAAACAATCAAATATGAACCTGACTTCTCAATTATCTAATCAACGAAAAGCTAATGGCATGAGTCAAGAGCAGCTGGCTCATGTCATTGGTGTTGATAGAACTACCTTGCAAAGATGGGAGAATAATAGTAAGACTCCAAGCTTATATAACTTTTGTTGCTGGGTAGAATCTCTTGGGTTACAAATCGAGATCAAAGAAAAAAATAAGATCACAGAAAATAACTTGTGAATCTTGTTCTGTTTATACAGACTTATTTGTAGCTATTTTAAAAAGTATTACACCTACTAAACATTATTTAATATGTTTAGATTGTTATCAGAGGGACATATGGCAAACAAAAATCGCAACAAAGGAAGCTACCATGAAAGGTGGTTCGTCAAATGGTTTACGTCGAAAGGCTACAAAGCAAAACGACAACCGTTGTCTGGATCATTGGGAGGAGAATACTCAGGAGATATCATCCTTCACATCAAAGGGCAACGACTGGTAGCTGAAGTAAAGTACAGAGATAAAAGTAATTTTCCTAATCCTTTCAATGTGTTAGACAAACGTGACATAGCGTTGTATAAAAGAAAGGTAGGTAAACCGAACACTCTTGTCATCATGAGTGGGGAACAATTTGTAAAATTAATAGGGGAATAATATGTCATTTATATTGATGGCTCATGCAATGAAATTGGAAATACCTGATCCGTATGCAAAGTGGTTACTACTTTGTCTTGCTGATTATGCAAACGAAGAAACCAGATCATGTTTTCCAAGTATCAAAACATTAGCTAAACGTACAAGCATAAGTGAATCAACACTGTATGTGAAACTAAACTGGCTGGAGGAACATGGTTACATATCTAGAATATCAGGTACACATAATAAGTCAAACATTTATACTGTGAATCTAGGAGTACTCCGAGAGTCGGAGGGGGTACTCCGACAGACGGATACTAACCTATCATCTAACCTACTAAAAACAAATAGAAGAAGAAGAAAGTCTTTGAATGATGGTTGGAAACCATCGTCAAAGTGCTTATCGAATCTCAAAGAAAAGTATGGAGAAATAGATTATGACAATGAAACGGATAAGTTCATTAACTACCACCTTGCAAAAGGGAGTGTCTTTGTCGATCCAGAAAGAGCGTACCTCAACTGGATTAGAAATGCAGTTAACTTCAAAGCAAAAGACAAACGCTTTGAGCAATTTAAAAAAGATAAAGTATCCAGCAGAAACGGATCTGGCTCTTCGATATATGCTAGACTCCATAACAAACTGCATAACTGACTCCAAATATACCAATATTTATCTGCCAACAGAAGATGTGTATAAACGTGCAAGGAAAGCCGTATTAGAAAAACTGGTACCTTTGCCTATGGAAGAGCTGATTCAGCGTCTGACGCACCTTACAACGCTAATGAAGATGCCTTTTGGGTTTACTTCACCAGATGATATTGCAGTTCGTATCAAATCTATGGCTTACAAACTATCAGATGTTCCGGCTGACATAACAATCTATGCTTTAGAATATGTTTCAGAAAATCAAAAAGAGTTTCCATCATGGTCAGAGATAGCTGCCATAACAAACCCAAGAAAAAAACGAAGGAAAGATATACTAACAAACATTGACAAAAGGGAGAATACAAATGCCATCACCAATAATACCACTTGATTATATAGCTGAAGTACTCAATGAATCTGGTAAAAAATTCTATATATCAGAATATATATGGGGAAAAAATGGAGGTAGTTGTAAGTATCGTAAAGGTGAAGAAACTTATGAAGAAGATGCCAACAAATTTGTTCATGAAAAATTTAGTAAATATAATTGGTGG